AATAGAATTAAATAGAGGTTGTTCTGTATGTTTGTTATTGGTTAAAATAGTAATAGGATCACCTAATGAACCCGTAGTAGACCAATTATTAGGTACAGAAGTTAAATCATTACTAACGGTATTACCAAATCTAATAGAATTTCCAAATCGTCCATCTATAATATAATCACCTTCATATGGGAAGGTTGGGTTTGGGATATTATCTTCATTAAAATAAATGCCAGGTTTAAAAATAGTATTACCTGTTTCTGATGGTTTATTAGGGTTCCCAGTTTGTTCAACTTCTTGATAACTTTTACCTTGAGAATTAGGTGTTACTTTAGTAGTAGGGTATGGGAGTGGGTTAGATTGGTTACTATTCCACAAATTTAAAGGGGATAAATAATAAAAAGTTAAATTATTAAAATTATTTTTAAATTCTTTATTTGCTAAAGCTATAATTAATACTGTTTCATTTACTAAAGGGTAGTTTTTTAAATTAGGAAAAAAAGGTAAAACTCCATTTATAATATCACTTCCCCCTAATTGAATTTCTTGTAACAATTGTACTGAAGTAGAACCGTTAGATGAAGTACCTGATTGGTCTATATTTAAAATTCTAGCTGAAAGTACTTTCCCTTCAAGATTTCTAAGTAAGTCTTGATTAATAGAAGAATTTGATCTACCTTGGGATTTGGATAAAGCTTGTCCAGTTTTTAGAATTTGAGGCATTATTACTTATTTTGGAGTTTTTCCATTTCTTCAAGTAATTGAGCTTTTTCCTCATCACTAATACCTAAACCACCATCTTCACTAGTAGAATTTAATGCACGTTGTACTAACGTAGCCATTTTAATTAATGCATCATCGTTTTTAACACCAATTTCCATGTATTCTTTAATGAGTGGTACAATAAGAGTAGCATCACCAATGTCAGAAACCATCGGTTTTAACTCGGAGATAAGCGCTGTTACTTGTGCTTCGCGGCGCTTTTGGTTATTGTAAATTTCCTCAAGTAAATCGGAGAATTTTTTAGTACCAAATACTGTTTTTTCGAATTGTTGACTCATATTTATAGTATTTATTCATGTATAAATATAACCTTATTCGAATTCTACATACCCATTTTCAAGGTAAAAAATATAATTACCCTTGAATATTAAGTATAGCTGATTAGCTATTTTAGTAATTTTAGGAGTTTTAACATCTACCATTTCTCGAATGTAGATATAAAGTGCTTTTTTATTAAATACATCTATATCTTCTCGTTTACGAAACAGCTCTAAGATAGCATCTGCTATTTCAGCATCTTTCTTTTTTGGGAACAATTCAAATATATTTTCAGTACAATACTCTACATATAGATTAATGTATAGACTTAGGGGATCATTATGAACACCTGGATCATCCATGTTGTAGGTGTGAGTATCGTCTTTAAATAATTCATCTACTGGGGCCTTATCAATACGTTTCTTATAATTCTTTTGGTTTTGGAGAATTAGATAGCGTTTTGCTATAGTACCAAAATACGAGTATGCTTTGGCTCCTCTAGTAGGATCAAATAAATGAATTTTAGATAATAAGAAACATATTACTTCATGTTGTAAATGTTCAATTTCATCTACCTCAGTATAATAAAACTTAAATGTGTGAATAATATTTTCCGTTAATTTAAAAAACGGATAATGGATATGATCTTGATATATCCTACTTTTAACATCAGTATCAGAAGTATTATTGTACAATACAATAGCATCTTCTGTATCTTGAGTAAAATAATTTTTACTTTTAGGTCTTCGGGTTTTTTTTATAGCCATGAGGGTTAGAGCTTCTTAAGCTGGAAGTCGTTTAAGATATCTTGTAACCCTTTTATTTGTTGAAAGAAAAAACCTACTTCATCATCGCTACTAAAGCTACCTTTAGCATCTACTTCCTTCATCTTAGTTTCCGAAACCTCTATTACTCGCGAGATTTTATCTAGGTAATCTAAATAACCTGCGAGGATATCTTCTTGTTTTTCGTTTTTACGGAGAAGATTTATGGTAGTAAACCCTAAGGTAACTACTAAAACTGATAGTATGATGATTGCTGTTATCATAAATTATCTAATAAATTTTTTAAACCTTCACTTTTAATTGAACCCAATGCTTTTTGCTGCTTGCTAGCGCTTTTGGGCTTGTCATTCAAGGTAAAATTATTCTTTTGCCCCTCCAAGTTACCTTTTAACTTAGGCAACCACTCACGTTCGAACTCAATCCTAGCAGCCATTAAATCCGCCTGGTGGAGAATAAATGGAAGTGAAGTACGTGGTTTTTGTTCGGGCATATATGCGAACAGATATTTTTTATTAGCATCATCGTATAACCCATCATGAGTCTGAATAGCTAACATTTCATTAAATGAATATCTTACCCCATGAGACTGGAGCATGAATAAACCACGATCTGGGACAGATGCAAATGGAACTTTAGTATTAAATTTATAATCTTCACCTAGTTTTTCTCTTCTCCATTTGTCATCCTGGGGGATGTATGATTCATGGTTTTCATCTCCCATTTTACCTAAATCATGGTTAATAGCAGCAAAAACAAGTTCTTCGGTAGTGAAGGTAGACATATCACATCCTTCTTCTTCCCACAATTTGGCTTGCTTTAGAGCACAACGCACAACACGATTTACATGCTCAACATACCCTCCAGGAAAGGAGTTATGATATTCTTTTTTGTGAGCCGCGGGCATCAACATAATACGTTCTTGATACTTGTTATAGAAGTCAAGAAGTGCTTGTTTACGATCTCCCGTGATGTGGGTTTCGATGTTAGAGGTAAATGTGTCCCAATTACCTTGAATTTGTTCTGCTGTTAAGTTCATAACTTTTATTTTATATTATCTCCCGTATGCGTCTTTACCCTCTCTTTCAATCATAGTAGCCAAATCTCCTAATTGTGAGTGGATATCATCTAATACTTTATCAAGATCTTGGATAGTCATCCCTTTACGAGTAGCCATTACACGGATAGTTTTGAGTTTACCATCAATGCGGGTTAACTTTTGTTTAAATAAATCTCTATTTCTCATTATATATTAATTAAGTTTCTATTCCGTCTCGGGAGACGTTGCGAGACATCTCATTCCCTCTCTCTCCCTCTCCTTACTTACTCTGTATTCTAAATATACTAAAGAAAAATTACGGAATCACGTTCAATTCAAGAAAATCTTGAACTTTTTTGATATGAGCACATTTTTTATAATCTTCTCTTTCTTCCCAAAATGAAATAGCTAATTTACATGCTGTAATAGTATAATCATCTGCAAAAATCCGTGCTGCATCTTGACTTTGTTCTAAAGTAACATCAAAGTCCTTAAGGTATACCCAAGCTCTGGTATGAGTAACAAATTCACCTGCATCATCCGCAAAATCTAACTTTTCTGCTAGTTCGGGCATAGCATCTAATAATTGGTCCATTTTATCTTCCATGTTCTTTTGATTCCAAATAATCTTTTTAAACATACCCAATTTGAATGTTTGGGTTTTTTGTAGTTCGTTAAAGATATCCCCCTCCTCATATTGAGGAAGTTCAAAAGCACTAAAAAGTTTCTCTGGGTCTATCATTAGATATTAGTTTCCACTTCAGCCTTACCATTTTTATAAATTATCATTTTTGTTTTATACCAATCATCCGAATAAGTAAATTCTATTCTACCTTTCAGTAGTTTAGTTAACTCAAGCCCATACTCATCCAACCAGTCTTCAACTTCTTGTTTAGAAAAAGTCCCTTCTGTAAAATATAGATGAGCAATTTGAGCGTATTCTTTAATTTGATTTTGTGTCTTCACGTGTATAAATGTATGTAATTTTTGTATCGTTAGATGCTGTGGTTGTGTAATAGTATTGCATAATATCGCGTTATATATGGAAATAATGTGGGGTTCTTCGCGATTATTTAATTAATAAGGTTTACCTTGTTGACCATATGTATCAAAATCTTTATAGACTTTGGACTCTAGCTTGTCAACTCTAGAATCTATATACCTAACAATTTCATTGTCGTCATTGTTAGCTCTTTGAGATAAGTTCTGAATTTCAGTACCTATTCTTTGGTTGGTTTTTTGTTCTATTTGGTTAGCATACTTATCTAAGTTATCAAATTGT